TCGAAGACGAAGAAGAGTTCGTTTTCCGTGCATCGGCGGGGGGTGGATCATCGGTGTCACTCGTTGTCGCCGATGCGGCGCATGCTCATGCTGCTGAATCTCCATCTTTCAGCATGGCTACCTATCTCGCTGTCGCCGATGCGGCGCATGCTCATGCTGCTGACAATCTGACATTGAGTGCAACCGGATCGGCCAGCCTTATAGTCCAAGACGCGACGCATAGCCATGTTGCCGATGGCGTCGCCCTGACAACGCAGTGGCTGCTTTCCGTGGCGGATGCGTTCCACGGCCATGCGGCAGATAACGTAGCTCTCTCGACGCGCTGGCTGTTAGCCGTCTCCGATGCTACGCACGGCCATATCGCCGATAACCTGACGCTGGATACCAGCAACACGACGTTCCTGACCGTGCAGGACGCGGCGCACAGCCATACAACTGACGGTATCGGACTGTCGCTGAATACTTGGCTGGCAATTGTCGACGCTGCCCACGCCCACACTGCGGATGCGCCGACGCTTTCAGCCAGCGTCGCGCTACTGATCGCCGAAGCTCTGCATGCGCACTATGCCGATGCGCTCGTCTTGTCGTTCCCTGGCGAAACCACGCTAACGCCTGCCGATGTCGCCGCCATCGCTGCCGCCGTCCTCGCTGCGCTCAATGCGACGACGATACCTGTCAATGTGGCGAAGATAAACTCCGTCCAGATCACGGGCGCAGGCGTCGAAGGCGATCCCATGAGGCCAGCGTGAACGTCTGGTCTGCCTCGTTCTGGTCGCCGTCGTTCTGGTCGGCTGGCTTTTGGGGCGATCTGGTAGAATTTCCGCAATATGCCAGCCAGGATTGGCTGATCCGATTCCGGCGCCGCTCTCGCCGTTAGGGTGCGCGTATCGCTTTGCGCGATGGATAGATTGCACGCATGAGCAATTTCGACCCAACCGATCTGCAAGCCCAGGAGCGCGATTCCGCCGATATGGCGGAACGCAATCGCAAAGCTGCGGACATGGAGATCGACGATCTGAAATGGCTAATGAGTAACAAGCGCGGACGCCGTTTCGTGTTCCGCGTTTTGGAACGGGCTGGCGTGTGGCGCCTCTCCTTCAACACCAACGCATTGAGCATGGCATTCAACGAAGGCCAGCGCAACGAGGGGTTGAGGCTGATGGCGAATATCACTGCGCACTGTCCTGATCGCTACACAGAAATGCTTGAAGAGAGCAAAAAATGACGACTGAAACGCTGATTACGGAAGGCCAAAACACCACGGCAGCCGACCTGCAGCAGGCTGATGTGCAAACTAATGTCCAGGCGGACGCCAGCACACAAGCAGCAGACCCGCAGCAGGCGGGAGATAAGGCAACCGACGGCCAACAGGATGGCGACGACAAAGGCAAGCCGGAAGGCGCGCCGGACAAGTACGAGTTTCAAGCTGGTGAAGGTCGTCAATTCGATGACGAAGTAATCGGCGCGTTCTCCGAAGTCGCCAAGGAACTGAATCTCTCAAACGAGTCCGCGCAGAAGGTTCTCGATAAGGTTGCTCCGGTACTTGAGTCACGCCGCGAAGCCCATATCGCAGAAGCGCGTGCGCAGTGGGCGGCCGACAGCAAGGCCGACAAGGAGTTCGGCGGCGACAAGCTGCAGGAAAACCTTGCTGTCGCCAAGAAGGCACGCGATGCCTTCGCAACGCCGGCCCTTGTTGAACTTCTGGATCAATCTGGTCTTGGAGACCACCCGGAAGTCATCCGGTTTTTCGTCAAGGCCGGCAAGGCAATCAGTGAGGACAACTTCGTCGGCGGCAGTCAGGGTTCAACCCAGCCAGCCACGGCGCAGAAACTCTATTCCGCATCAAACATGAATCCGTAATCAAGGAGCTTTGAAATGGCAACTCTGTCCAGCACCAACCCCACCCTTGCCGATGTCGCGGCCCGTCTTGGTCCCGATGGCAAGATCGACCCGAACATCGTCGAGATGCTTTCTGAAACCAATGAAATCCTTGATGACATGACGTTCATCGAGGCCAATGGTTTCACTGAGCACAAAACCACCATCCGCAGCGGTCTGCCGAGCGGAACCTGGCGCAAGCTGAACTATGGCGTTCAGCCTGAGAAGTCGCGCACTGTCCCGATCAAGGACGCGCTCGGCATGCTCGAAACCTACGCCGAGGTTGACAAGGCCCTGGCCGATCTGAATGGCAACTCTGCCGCCTGGCGCCTGTCCGAAGATCGCGCCTTCATTGAAGGTCTGAATCAGACGATGGCCACCACGCTCTTTTACGGTGATGCTTCGCTTGATCCGGAAAAGTTCACCGGCCTGGCCGCGCGTTACAACTCGCTGTCGGCTGAAAACGCCATCAACATCATCGACGGCGCCGGAACCGGCTCCGACAATGCGTCTATCTGGCTGGTCGTCTGGGGTCCGAATACCTGTCATGGCATCTACCCGAAGGGTTCGCCGGCCGGCCTGCAGTCTCGTGATCTTGGCGAGGACACGCTGCTTGATGCCGCTGGTGGTCGTTATCAGGGCTACCGCACTCACTACAAGTGGGACAACGGCCTGACCCTGCGCGATTGGCGCTATGTGGTTCGGATCGCCAATATCGATGTGTCCGACCTGACCAAGAACGCCGCTTCCGGTGGCGACCTGATCGACTTGATGACCCAGGCGATCGAAATGATCCCGAACATCGGCATGGGTCGCCCGGTGTTCTACATGCCGCGCAAGATTCGCTCCTTCCTGCGTCGCCAGATCACCAACAAGGTTGCTGGTTCAACGCTGACCATGGAAGAGGTTAGCGGTAAGAAGGTCGTCGCGTTCGACGGTGTTCCTTGCCGCCGCACTGATGCGCTCTTGCTGACCGAAGCAAGAGTCGTCTAATCCCTAGCCGGGGGCTTCGCGCCCCTGGCAATCTCCATGTGAGGAAACTGAAATGATCATCGATAAACTCCTGCAAGTCTCCAACGAGCAAGCCGTCACCGATTCCGCGGCTTCGACCGACGTCATCGACTTCGGCCAGGCCAATCCGGATTCTGGCTTAAACGACAATGTTACCCTGTCCATTACCGTGGATGAAGCTGCGACCGCAGCCGGCGCCGCGACTGTCACCTTTTCCATTCAGGACTCGGCTGACAATTCCACCTTTGCCGACGTGTATGCGACCGCTGCCATCGGCAAGGCCACGCTCGTCGCCGGCTATCAAGTGCTGATCCCGATGCCGTACAAGCTGCGCCGCTACGCCCGCGTGTATTACACGGTCGCCACCGGCCCGCTGACCGCTGGCAAGTTCTCGGCTCAGATCGTTACCGGCGTCCAGCAGAACACCGCGAAGCCGGATAGCCCGCGCATTGCGTAAGGGATAGGCCATGCAAGTAATCGCAACCAAAGCCGGCTATTTCGGGAAGCTCCGCCAGGTCGGCGACAAGTTCGATGTGCCCGATGGCTCCAAGGCTTCGTGGTTCGCTCCTTCCGCCTCCGTTGCAGAAAGCAATGGCAAGAAGGCCAAGGGCGAACTGAAGGCCAAGGAAGAAACCAAAGGCGCATCCGATCTCGTTTGATTTTCTCCTCGTGGTTGGGAAGCAGTTCGTGGGGGCTTCGGCCCCCGCTTTTTTAGGAGTAGCAAGGAATGGCCTCAGAAGTTGATTTGTGCAACCTTGCACTGTCCCGGCTTGGTGACTCGGCCACCGTGGCCAGCATCGACCCGCCAGAAGGTTCGGCCCAGGCCGAGCACTGCAGTCGGTTCTACCCTATTGCCCGCGACAGTCTGCTTGAAATGCACGACTGGAAATTCGCCACGCGGCGGACGACTCTATCCGAACTAACCGCCGATTCATTCAATTGGGCGCATGCCTACGCCGAACCGAACGGCGCGCTGCGCATTGTCTCTGTGCTAGACGCCACCGCATCGGCCGATGACGAGAGCGCGCCCTATGCCGCCGAGTCCGGAGATGATGGTGCAGCGTTGATATACACTGACCTGCAGAATGCGACTGCGCGCTACGTAGCACGCGTCACAGACACGACGAAATTCTCGCCGCTGTTCGCCGATGCGCTGGCCTGGTTGCTGGCCTCGCATATCGCTGGCCCGCTTATCAAGGGCACGGCAGGGCAGGCGGCAGCAAAATCCTGCTACACGAATTTCAATCTAGTGTTTTCCTATGCCAAGGTGTCAGACGCCAATCAGCGCAAGAGCGACCCGACGCACGCGCCTGGCTGGATAGCGGGCCGCTGATATGGCACAACTACGCACCCTGCAAAAGTCATTCAATGCCGGTGAAATGTCACCGGAAATGTTCGGCCGCATCGACGATGCCAAGTATCAGATCGGCGCCGCTAAGATGCGCAACTTCATACCGAAGCCGCAAGGTCCGTGCGAGAACCGGCCGGGCTTCTCCTTCGTGCGCGAGGTCAAGGACTCAACCAAAAAGGTGCGCCTGATCCCGTTCACCTACTCGACGACGCAGACTATGGTGATCGAGGTCGGCGCCGGATATTTCCGATTCCATACCAACGGCGCGACGCTTGAGTCGTCGCCTGGAACGTCCTACGAGATCACGAATCCATATGCCGAGGCCGATTTATTCGACCTGCACTACGTTCAATCGGCTGACGTTCTGACAATCGTTCATCCGAACTATGCGCCGCGAGAGCTTCGCCGCAATAGCGCACTCAGTTGGACGCTTTCGACGATCTCCTTCGCGTCGTCCATCGCTGCTCCCAGCGCGCCGACGGTGACGCAGGCCGGCGCGACTGCTGTCAAATACACCTACTATTACGTCGTCACCGCAGTCGATGCGGATGGTGTCAGCGAGTCAGCTGCATCTTCATCGGGCAATGTGGGTAGCAACCTGTTCGAGACTGGCTGCACGGTAACGATCACATGGACCGCTGTCACCGGGGCAACGCGGTACAACGTCTATAAGCAACAGGGCGGACTGTATGGCTACATCGGGCAGACAACTGGCCTATCTATTGTCGATGACAACATCGCCCCTGACCTTGGTAAGACCCCGCCGACTTATGAGTCCGTGTTCGGATCGACTGGCGAGTATCCAGGCGCCGTGTCCTACTTCGAACAACGCCGCGCCTTTGCCGGGACAATCAACAAGCCGCAAAATATCTGGATGACCAAGAGCGGCACCGAGTCTAATATGTCCTACTCGCTGCCGATCAAGGACGACGACCGCATCGCCTTCCGCGTAGCTGCCCGGGAAGCCAACACGATCCGCCACATTGTCCCGCTGACGCAGTTGCTTCTGCTTACCGGCGCCGCTGAGTGGCGGGTAACATCGGTCAATTCAGACGCTATCACGCCCAGTACGATCAGCGTGCGCCCGCAGTCCTATGTTGGCGCCTCGAACGTGCAGCCGGCCATCATCAACAACACCCTGCTTTATGGCGCAGCGCGTGGTGGTCACGTTCGTGAGCTTGCTTACAACTGGCAGGCCAATGGCTTCATCACTGGCGATCTGTCACTGCGCGCCCCGCACCTGTTCGACACATACGACATCGTGGACATGACGTACACCAAGGCGCCGTACCCGGTTGTCTGGTTTGTCAGCACCAGCGGCAAGCTGCTGGGCCTGACCTACGTGCCAGAGCAACAGATTGGCGCGTGGCACCAGCACGACACCGATGGCACGTTCGAGTCCTGCACCGTCGTGGCAGAGGGCAGCGAGGATCGGCTTTACGTGGTGGTGCGTAGAACCATTGGTGGCGTCAGCAAGCGCTACGTAGAACGGCTTGCCTCGCGCCAGTTCGTCGATCAGGCCGATGCTTTCTTCGTCGATTGCGGATTGACCTATGACAGCACGCCGGCCACCACGATCAGCGGACTGTCGCATCTTGAAGGCAAGACGGTCAGCATCCTGGCAGACGGTTCGGTGCATCCGCAACGTGTCGTCACTAGCGGATCGATCACGCTCGACAACGCGGCCAGCACTGTCCAGATCGGACTGCCAATCGAGGCAGACCTGCAAACCTTGCCGATGGCTTTCCAGATCGACAACGGGTTCGGGCAAGGCCGCACGAAGAACGTCAATGCAGCATGGCTGCGTGTCTATCGGTCATCTGGCATCTTCGTCGGCCCATCATTGACGCAACTTACCGAGGCCAAGCAGCGCACCACGGAAAGCTACGGCTCGCCGCCTGCGCTCAAGAGCGACGAGATTCAAGTCGTCATTCCGCCGAATTGGGGAAACGACGGACAGATATTCGTCCGTCAGTCCGATCCGCTACCGCTGACCATCGCCAGCTTGACGCTGGAAGTCGAGGTAGGCGGCTAGTAGGGTGCGCGTATCCGGAAGGTGCGGGGCTATTTTCTCTGCATTCTTCCGGGGTCCGCAATGGCAACCACAACACCATCGCTAGGGTATGGCGGTCTATTTCTGAACATCGGCGGCGCGCTTTCTGGTGCAATCGGCAGCTTCTACTCGGCCAAAGTTTCAAAGATCAACCTCGAAGGCCAGGCATTCCTGGCTGATACCAATGCGCGCATTGCAGAGCTTGGCGCGCAGTCCGTTCTCAATCAAGGCCAGCAGGAAATCAGCAGAGTCACGATGCAAGCCGGCAAGGTCAAGAGTGCGCAACGTGTCGCGCTGGCCGCCAACGGGGTTGATCTCGGCGTTGGCAATGCAGCAGAACTGCAAGCATCCACCGACATCATGAAGGAAACCGACCGCAACACCATCGAGGCCAATGCCGTGCGCTCGGCGTGGGGCTATCGCATGCAGGCTGTAAATTCGCAGAACGACGCGATTATAAAGCGATCTGCCGCTGACTCTCTGAGTGCTTTCGGGGCTGCCGGCAGTTCCTTGCTGGGCAGTGCCGGCAGCGTGGCGTCCTCCTGGTATCAACTGAACAAGGCGGGTGCACTGACCAACACGCCGAGCAACGGATAACCCCATGCCGAGAGTCCCGACGTACGATAGTTTTCAAGCCAGTCCTAACGCCCTGCCGCAGTCTCGCCTGACCGTTCCAGAGATTCCGGACATTGCCGGCCAGCAGACGCAGCAGATGGCGCGCGGAATGAACGCAGCCGGCGACGCGATGACGCGCATATCGCTTGATGTGGCGCAACAGGCAAATCAGTTGCGCGTCGATGATGCGCTCAACCAAGCCAAAGAGCAGGCGCTGCGCCTGACCTACGACAAGCAGGTGGGATTTACTAATATCAAAGGGCAGGCCGCACTTGAGCGGCCTGATGGAAAGCCCCTTGCCGAAGAGTATGGCGACACGCTCAAGAAGAGCGTGGACAAGATATCAGGAACGCTAGGAAACGACGCCCAGCGGCAGGCATTCTCGCTGCACGCGAACAACCTGCTGACCTCATTCCGCAGCCAGGCAATCCAGCACGAAGCCAGCGAATTCAAGACCTACTCGCTGTCGGTATCCGAAGGGGTGCAGAGTACTGCACTGCGCGAGATCGGATTGAACTGGCGCGACCCGGAAGCGGTAGGCGCAGCCGTCGATCGCATCAAGGCCGAGACATATCGGCAGGGCCAACTACTCGGCAAGTCCGCCGAGTGGCAAGAAGCGCAGGCGCGCAAGCTGACGAGCAATGGCCACAAGACTGCCTTGCTATCCGCGCTCGAACAGAACGACCCGGCCTATGCCGAGGGCTACCTGAAAAAGTTCAGTGGCCAGATGGACGCCGACGACATCCTTTCCGTGCGTGGCCACATTACCAAGGAAATGGACGCCCGCGTCGGCACTGCCGCAGCGAGTGAAGTGATCCGCCAACTGGCGCCGCGCATCCAGACCAGCGACGCCGAGCGCGCCTTCAATATCGCCGTCGGCACTGAGTCGGGCGGCAAGCAGTTCGCCAAGGACGGCACGCCGCTGACCTCGCCCAAGGGCGCCATTGGCATCGCCCAGGTTATGCCGGCGACCGCTCCCGAGGCTGCCAAGCTGGCTGGCCTTGAGTGGGACGAGAATCGTTACAGGACCGACCCGGCCTACAATAAGGCCATTGGCCTCGCCTATTTCCAGAAGCAACTGCAGACCAATGGCGGCGACCTTGCCAAGTCGTATGCCGCCTACAACGCCGGCCCTGGCGCACTGCAGGAAGCCATCAAGAAGGCAGGCCGTTCGGTGTCGCTGAACAAGAACGACCCGACTGTTCCGGTCAAGCAGTGGCTCGATTTCCTGCCTTTGGAAACGCGCAACTACGTCGCCAAAAACATGAAGGAATACGACGCCGGTCAGGGTCAGGCAGCGCGCCCGACCTTTGCCGAGATAGATGAAAAGCTGCGTGCTGATCCTCGCCTGGCGAATAGCCCGAGCCGTTACAAGACGGCGCGCGTCGAGGCAGAGCGCATGTTCGAGGAACAGACCAAGGCCATCAAGCAACGCGAGGATGAAAGCGTCGCGGCGGCCATGCGTGCCGTGGTCGAGAATGGTGGGCGGTATTCCGATCTGCCGGCCAGTGTGCGCGCGGCTATTCCGCCCAAGGAAATCGACAACGTGATCGGCTTCGCGCAGAAGATCGCCAAGGGCGACGACACGACAAGCCCCTGGCTTTACAACAAGCTGACGAGCAACCCCGGCCAGCTTGCCAGCATGAGCGACGACGCCTTCTACGCGCTGCGCCGTGAATTGTCCGAGTCCGACTTCAAGCATTTCAGCCAGGAGCGCGCCAAGGCGTCGGGCAAGTCCGTCACCGGAGCGGCCGGTGATCTGAATACCGGCGCCATCAAGCAGACGCTCGACGAACGCCTGCGCATGCTGCAGATTGATCCTTCGCCAAAGGATGATGGCGGCAGCGATGCGGCGCGCATCGGCGGCATCCGTCGATTCGTTGACCAATATTTTTACTCAGCGCAGCGCGAGTCCGGAAAGAAGTTTTCCGACGCCGAGGTGGCCACGCATATCGATGCGCTGTTCGCCAAAAACGCAGAGTTCCGAGGATGGCTCTCGAACAAGTCCGGCCCGATGCTCGGCATGAAGGTCGGCGACCTGGCTGGCGACGTCAAGGACAACCTCAAGGCAGCATTCAAGCGGCAGGGCATTGATAACCCGACTGACGCCCAACTGATGAACGCCTATTGGAACGTGAAAGTGTCACGCAAATGAGCAACGAATTCGACGCAGCAGTCACAAGCGCCTTACAACCCGACCCCGCACAAACCGCCAGGGTGGGATTTTCTGCTGCGTCGGATACCAACCCAGACGCCTACGCCGAGGCCAAGCGCGTCGCCCGGCGAACTGGCGTTCCGGTGGATACCGTGTTTTCCATGCCGAACGAGATCAAGCGGCAGGATGCCATCGGCAGCATCGATTTCGACACGCTGGCAAAGACCTCGCCGAGCACGGCCGCGCTTCTGTCTGATGTTGAAAAGGCAAAAGTCGCCCACGATGATGTCGATGGCTTGAGCAAGATCGAATCCGCGCTCTATAGTCTCGGAAGCGGAATTGCTGGAACAGGCAAGTCAATCGTTTCTGCTGTTCCGAAGTTCAACGAGGGCGCATGGGGTGTTGCCCGGGCTGGCGCGGATCTGCTTCCGGACTTCCTTGGAGCTCCGCTCTCCAACAAGTTCGCCGAATACGGCAAAGGCCAGCGCGACATGGCGGCCGGGCTGATGCCGAAATCGAACGGAATGCTAGAATCGTCATGGTATTCAGGCATGCAGTCGCTTGGCCTAAATCTTCTGCAGCTACCGCTTGCCTTTGGATCTGGCGGCACGTCGCCATTGCTTGTATCGATGGGCCTCAACACTGGCGGCCAGGCGTATGGCGAAGCGCGCGACAAGGGCGTCAGCGTTCCGAAGTCTTTGGCCTTCGGCGCATCGCAAGGCGTGATCGAAGCCGGCACCGAAATGATCGGCATGCCGGCCTTGTTCTCCATGCTCAAGCCCGGCCAGTTCGGCACAAAGGCCATCGAGTATTTACTGAAAGAGCAGGGCGGCGAGCAGATCGCTACGCACTTGCAGGATCTCAACGAATGGGCCGTGCTCAATCCAGACAAGCCATTCACCGACTACCTAAAGGAACGGCCCGATGCGGCCGCCCAGACTGCACTGGCTACGGCCTTCGGCGGCGGGGGCCAGGTTGCCATCATGAAGGGCGTCAGCCTTTACATGAACCGAGGCCAGGAGGCGCAGCAAGCAACGCAGATGGGTGACTTGCTTGGCCAGTTGAACAAGATGGCCGAGGCGTCGAAGCTGGTGCAGCGCGATTATGAAACCGCGCAAGGCTTCTTCCAGTCGATACTCGAAGAAGGCCGCGATGCTGTCTATGTCTCTCCTGAGGCGCTGGCGCAGTCCGGCCTTGCCGAGCAGATGGCGCAAGCTATTCCGGCAGTTGCCGAGCAGTTGCAGACTGCTGCCGAGAGTGGACACGACATCCGCATCCCTATTGCCGATCTCATGAGCACGATGGCCGGGCCAGAACTTGAGCAATCGCTATTGCCGCACGTTGCGATGGAACCGGGCGGCTTCACCCAGGCAACGGCGCAGGAGTACCTGCAGAGCGGGGCGGCAAAGGATTTGCAAGCCGAGGTCGAGCGGGTGCTTGGAGAGCAGAGCGACGACCATACATTCAAGGCGTCGGCGCAGGCCGTCAAGACCACGATCAAGGATCAACTGACGACTGCCGGGCGATTCACGGAGTCGGTCAATGATGCGTATTCGTCTATGGTCGGCAACTTCTACGCGGTTCAGGCTGCGCGCATGGGCACGACGCCAGAGGAGATGTTCAAGCGGTATCCTCTGCGGATTGGTGCGGAGTCTATTGCTGGGCAGCAGTTTGATCAAGCGGCTCTACAGGATGGATCGGTCGCGCTTAACTCCATTGCGGACAAAGGGGATAGCAAGGCCATTGTCGCGCAGTCGTTTGTAGACGGAACTGCCGCGAGAAACCCCGAGCAACTTGGCAATATCCTTGTAGGTGTAACCAGCCTCTCGCAGTCTAACCGCATCGGCAGTGTCCCATCTCTCGCGCCCATGCTCACGCATATGCGCGGCGCTATTCTCAATGACGCGAAGGTTCTCGATGCGATTGTCAGATCGGTTCCCGTTGATATGGTGAACAACCTCTTCGGGTCCGAGGCTGCGGCCAAGGTGGCGCTCCATGACGAGGCGATGAACGAGAACAGTCCGGCATTCAATGCTGACTTGGTGGTATCCGGTGCTCTTGGAGATGCAGCCGACTCGGTTAGCTTTCTTGTCCGCGAGGTAGCAGTCGAGGCTGCAAAAGTTGCGCGAGGCGCGTTTTATCCTGGACTGGAATCTAAGGAAGGTAGCGCCGCATTTGGCGCAAATAATAGGAACAGTTTTAGCCAAGGTGTTTCTCCTAGAGCGACATTTAACCCGTCTACTTTAACAGTAACTTTGTTGAATGGTGCTGATTTATCAAGTTTTTTGCACGAATCCGGCCATTTCTTCCTCGAAGTGCAGGCCGATCTCGCCGGCCAGTTGATGCAGGACGCGGCCATTCATGGCGCCGATACGCTAAAGCCGGGCGAACAGCAAGTCGTCAAGGACATGCAGGCGACGCTCGACTGGTTCGGCATCAAGGATTTGTCAGAGTGGAACGCGCTCGACTTCGAGGAAAAGCGCAGCTATCACGAAAAGTTCGCCCGAGGCTTCGAGTCATATCTGTTCGAGGGTAATTCGCCAAGCATCGAAATGCAGGGCTTGTTCCAGCGATTCCGCGCCTGGATGATGAACGTCTATCGTGACCTGAAAGCACTGAACGTCGAACTGACTGACGAGGTGCGCGGTGTGTTCGACCGGATGCTGGCGACGACTGAGCAGATCACAATGGCCGAGCAAGGCCGGTCGATGATGCCACTCTTCACCTCGCCCGAGCAGATCGGCATGACGCCGGCAGAGTTCGCCGACTATCAGGCACTCGGCACTGACGCGACCAATGAGGCCATCGAGGACTTGCAGGCGCGTGGCCTGCGCGACATGCAATGGCTGCACAACGCCCGCGGCCGGGTTATCAAGCAACTACAAAAGGAGTCCGCAGCGAAGCGCGCCGAGGTCAAGATGGGCGTGCGCGCCGAGGTCATGAGCCAGCCGATATATCGGGCGTGGCAATTCCTGACCGGCAAGATGACGGCCGACGACCAGATCGATCCGGTCACGCCGCCGAAGTCCGACCCGAACGTCCTCGACGAAACCATCGACTCGCTGTTCGCTGCCATCGCCAAGCTGGGCGGGATCAACAAAGACGATGTGGTCAAGACGTGGGGCGTCGATCCTGCCGACAAGCCGACCAGCGGACTATTCGGCAAACCGCTCTGGCGTGTCGAGGGTGGATTGTCGATCGACGGCATGGCCGAGGCACTGAGCCAATACGGGTATCTGGAAAAAGACGAAAACGGCAAGTTGGACATCCGCGAACTTGAGGAAAAGTTCAAGGCAGAACTTGGCGGCGACTCGCAGTTCTCTACGGCCTACGACTACGCAGGCAATCAGCCGATTCGACCGGGCGACCAAGTTGCCAACCCGATGGGGCTGGCAGCCGGTCGTCTGGATCGTTCGAGCCTGACCGAGATCGGCCTGCCGGTCGAGATCATCGAGCATCTGGACAAGCTGCGCATGGTGCGCAAAGACGGCATCCATCCCGACATCGTGGCCGAAATGTTCGGCTTTACGTCCGGCGACGAACTGGTGCGCCGACTGGCTGCATCCGAGGCGCCGAAGGCAGAGATCGAGGCGCTTACGGATCAGCGCATGCTGGAACAGTTCGGCGACCTGTCGAGCGAGGAAGCCATCAAGAAGGCAGCAGACAAGGCCATCCACAACGACGTTCGCGCCCGCATGGTTGCCACCGAACTGGCTATGCTGGAAAAGGCTACTGGCAAGCGCACGACGCTGGCCATTGCGGCCAAGGAATACGCCGCCGCGATGATCGCCCGCCTCAAGGTGCGCGACATCAAGCCGGGGCAGTACGCGGCTGGCGAAGTGCGGGCGGCCAAGGCGACAGAGAAGGCCAGCAAGGCCGGCGACCTAGCCACGGCAGCGGCAGAGAAGCGAAACCAGCTGATCAACACCTACGCCACGCGCGCCGCCTACGACGCCCAGGATGAAGTCGAGAAGGGCTTGCGTTACCTCAAGACGTTTGACAGCGCCGGAAAGCGCAAGGGGCTGGATGCGGACTACACCGACCAGATCGACGCCTTGCTCGAACGGTTCGATCTGCGCAAGGGGCAGAGCGGCAAGGCCATCGACAAGCGCAAGGCACTGGCCGAGTGGATGACCGCGCAGCAGGATGCCGGCCTTGAGCCGGATATTCCGCAGCAGTTGGTCAATGAGGCTTTCCGCAAGTCCTACAAGGACATGACCGTCGAGGAACTGCGCGGCCTGATCGATACCATCAAGCAGATCGAACACCTTGGCCGGCTCAAGCACAAGCTACTGACGGCCCGCGACCAGCGTGCGTATGAGGCTATCCGCGACGAGATCGCGGCCAGCATCGTCGAGCATGCCGGGGATCGCAAGGCAGAAACCCGCACGCCTGACACGGTGCTCGGCAAGTCGCTGCAGAAGATGCGCAACTTCTGGGCGGCGCATATCAAGTCGGCCATGTGGGCGCGGATCATGGACGGCGGCAAGGACGGCGGCCCGATGTGGGAATACTTCGTCCGCGCAGCCAATGAGCGCGGCGACAGGGAAACGACCATGCGGGCAGAAGCCACGGCCAAGCTGTCGGAAATCCTCGACCCAGTGTTCAAGCTCGGCAAGATGCAGGCCAAAGTATTTTTCCCGCTGATCAATCGCAGCCTGACCCGAGAGGCACGCATTGCCATCGCGCTCAATGTCGGCAACGCCAGCAACCTGCAGCGCTTGCAGGGCGGCGAGGTATGGACCGACGCGCAGCTTGCACCAATCCTTCGGACGCTTACCGCCGCTGAGTGGCATGCCGTGCAACAGGTATGGGATCACTTTGAGTCGTATCGCCCGCAGATCGCGGCCAAGGAGTGGCGCGTCTATGGAAAAGAGCCGGAATGGATCGCGCCGACGCCTTTCACCGTGCAGACAGAAGACGGCCAGGCAGTTCAGATGCGCGGCGGATATTACCCGGTCAAGTACGATCCGGCTGCTAGCCAGCGCGCCGAGGAACACGCCGACGCGGAAGGTGCAAAGCGCCAACTGCAGGGCGCCTACACTTCGGCCACCACGCGGCGCAGCTTCACCAAGACGCGGGCCGAGGAAGTCAATGGCCGCCCCCTGCTGTACTCGCTGGCCGGCGTGTATTCCGGCGTCAATGACGTGATTCATGATCTGTCGTGGCATGAGTGGCTGATCGATACCAACCGTTTGCTGCGCTCGCAGACCATCGACAGCGCCATCCGCAACCACTACGGCCCCGAGGTAAAGCAACAGTTCAAGAAATGGTCTGTCGATATTGCCGAAGGTGACAAGGCATCGACTGACGCTGGCGATATTGCGGTGAATTACCTTCGCCAGTCGGTCAGCGTCGCTGGTCTCGGGTTCAATGTCATGAGCGCAGCCATGCAACCGCTCGGCATTACCCAATCCATCGTTCGCGTCGGCGCTAAGTGGGTAGGCCGAGGCGTGGCAAAGTACATCGCGCACCCGATTGCGCTGACTCGAGAAGTAAATTCGATGTCGTCATTCATGGAGAACCGGGCTCGCACTCGCTTCCGCGAACTCAACGAACTGCGCAACCAAGTAGAAGGGCAGACGGCCGTCAAGGAGTTCGTCGGGCACTACGCCTATTTTCTGATGATGCGCTTCCAGCAGGCCGTCGATGTGCCGACGTGGTGGGGCGCCTATGAGAAAGCCGTATCCGAAGGAAATGACGACGAGCGCGCTGTATCGCTAGCCGATCAGGCCGTAATCGACGCCCAGGGCGGCGGCATGCTCAAGGATCAGGCCGGCATAGAGCGCACCGGAGCAAGCGGAAAACTATTCACCGTGTTCTATTCCTTCATGAACACGGCCATGAATCTGGGCGTGGCCCAGACCATGACGGAAAAGAGCAAGGCCAAACTGGTAGCCGACTACGCTCTGCTGTACCTGATCCCGCTGATGCTCGGCATGGCCTTGAAGGCGGCCATCACGCCGGGAGACTCGGGCGATGACGATCCCGAGAAGATCGCCAAGAAACTGCTTGCTGCCCAGATCGACTACATGATGGGAATGATGGTTTACGTGCGTGAGTTTTCCGACGTGGCAAAGACACTGACCGGCGCAAACGATATGGGCCGAGATTATCAAGGGCCTGCCGGGCTGCGCCTGGTGGTCGATTCCGGAAAGTTCGCCAAGCAGGTCTATCAAGGTGAGTTCGACGACGCATTCAGAAAGGCATCGGTCAATCTGATCGGCGACTTGTTCGGCCTGCCGAGCGCCCAGATAAACCGGACTGTCACTGGAACCAAGGCGCTGATAGAAGGAGAAACGAATAACCCGGCAGCCATCGCTTTCGGGTTCCAGAAGCCGCGTTAAAGGGTGCGCGTATCCGAACTTCTGACGGATAGCCTTGCGGCAATCATTCAGGAGTTCGGCGCATGTCGATAGCAAGCGAAACGCGCAAGGCCGGTCCCTATACCGGAAACGGCATAACGACGGCCCTGCCGTTCTCGTTCAAGGTTTTCAGTGAGGCTGACGTGCTGGTCGTTCGCGCAGACCTTTCCGGTGTTGAAACGACGCTGACACTGACGACGCACTACACCGTCAGCCTGAACGCGGATCAAGATAGCAACCCGGGCGGAACCGTAAATCTGGTTACTGCAGCAGAATCTGGGCATCTGACGACGATCACCTCGCAAGTTGCTAACCTGCAGCCTGTCGTGCTTACCAACGCAGGCGGGTTCTATCCATCGGTTATAAATTCCGCGCTTGATCGCCTGACGATTCTCACGCAACAACTTGCCGAGAAAGTTGGCCGGGCGGTCAAGGTTAATATTTCTTCCAGCGCGTCACCTGATGATCTGATTGGCGACCTTCAAAGCGCGGCGGCTGACGCCGAGAGCGCAGCAGTTGCTGCCAGCGCATCGGCGGAACTGGCAGCAACTAGCGCCGGATCGATCCCGAGCATGACGGGCGGCGCTGATACTGTGTTGGTAATCAACCCGACAAACGACGGGTGGATGTACAAGACGGCAGCACAGATGCGCATGTTTCTTGATCTTGTCGTTGGGACAAATGTCCTGGCTCCGAACGGTGACGGTTCTTCTCTTACCGGAATATCAACAGTTCAGGCAGGGGCGATTGTTGTGTTTGCCAGAAATACAGCCCCCACAGGGTACATGAAGGCTAACGGAGCCGCTGTATCGAGATCAACATACTCCAATCTTTTCACGGCAATCGGAACAACATTTGGCGTTGGAGACGGCTCCACTACGTTCAATATTCCGGACTTGCGCGGTGAGTTTATTCGTGGGTGGGACGATTCTCGCGGGATAGACTCTGGCCGGGCGTTTGGATCTGCTCAGGCAGATGAGCTAAAAAGTCACGTTCACTCGGTAAGCGCTCTATTGGGTACATCAGGAGGCGCTCCCCAGTCTTCTGGTAGTTCAAGTCTTAACCCATATAACACTAACGCGACGGGTGGGGCCGAGACACGTCCGCGCAATATCGCGCTGCTCGCCTGTATTAAGTATTAAGGATGACTGGAATGAAAATTTTCAACTACCACCCAACATCCGGATTGCTCCTTGGAGAATCTATTGCCGACGAATCTCCGCTCGAGCCTGGCGTCTTTCTCATCCCCGCTTTTTCGACACCCATTAAGCCGCCCCCGGCTACCGCAGGAAAAATGCAGCTGTTCGTAAACGGGTCGTGGTCGAAAGTCGACATTCCGCCTCCCGTAGTGCTTCCGCCTCCCGTAGTGCTTCCGCAACCGGTCGCCAGAATCACGGCGCTGCAAGGGCTGTTGGCTATCGACCGATCAGGATTGGCGACAGCATATGACGCATGGGCCAATGACCCGGCACGCACCTTTGCTGAGCGCGCCTTTATCAACAAGGCCCAAGAGTGGCGCCGCGATGACGCTACCCTGGCCGGCGCAGCTGGCGCTCTCGGGCTGACCGATGCCCAAGTCGACGCCATGTTCGAACTGGCCGAAACGCTGTGATGCAATACGCGCTCCGCTTCCTGCCGTGGATGCTGGTCATACTGGTCCGCTATCCGCTGGCATTCGTCGCTGTCGCATTCAGCCACAAGAATGACGTCACATTCCCGTTCAAGTGGATCGGGACAATTGACAACGACTTGACCGGCGATGATGGGTGGAAGGCTGAGCATCTATGGGGCAGCAGCCCGATCAGCTACATCAACAAAGTGCGCTGGCTATGGCGCAACGGTGGGAACCGATTTAATTATTTCGTGATTGGCGTGCCAGCCGATCCGCGCCCGGCTTGGGCTTTATGGTCATCCAGACAGGTCCCGCTATTCTCCGGAAGATTCCTCGATCTGCGCTTCGGATGGACTGATTATCAGTTACATGGGCGCTGCAAGTACGTTTTCACCATTCGCATAAAGACCAAGCCATGAAGCTATCTAAATATTTCACGCTTGAAGAACTAACCTTTTCGCAGACTGCCGCTCGGCTCGGTATCGACAACACACCAAGCATGGAGACGGCGAATCAACTCGGCTTCACCGCCTACCACATGGACAAGGTTCGAGAGTTGCTCGGCCATCCGGTGATTGTTTCCTCTGGCTATCGTTCGCCTGAATTGAACGCCGCGGTTCGCGGTTCTGCTACTAGCTCACATGTTCGCGGAGAGGCAGTCGATTTCACCTGCCCAGGTTACGGCTCAGTGCGCGAAGTGTTCGATGCTATCCGCGAATCAGAGATTTGCTTCGATCAGCTTATCGTCGAATACGGGACATGGTGCCATATAGGATTTGATGCACGGATGCGCGGTCAGTGCCTTGCTTACAACGGGAACGGCTACAAGGAGATTGCGTGATGGGATTAGACATTACAGGGATTGGCGCGGTTGCTGATCTGGCGACGACGGTCATCGGGAAGATATGGCCTGACAAGTCAGAGCAGGAACGGGCGCAACTAGCGATGGCTACGTCTGTCGTCATGGGCCAGCTAGAGATCAACAAGGCAGAAGCATCAAATCCTTCCCGGTTCGTATCGGGATGGCGACCATTCATCGGATGGGTCTGCGGCGCTGGCTGCGCGTGGAATTGGGTCGGCCTGCCCGTTGTTAAGGCCGGATGCGTTATCGCAGGTTACAGCGTCGCGCTGACAGCCGCAGACGTATCGGAGATGATGCCGCTGCTCGTCGCCATGCTTGGCCTTGGCGGGTATAGAACTTATGAGAAAGTAACCGGAGCGACAAAGTGAGCTTCAACGCCAAATCCGAAATCATGAGCGCAATCGCCAAGACCGATGACAGCAATCTAAAGATGTTGCTCCTGCTCATGCTCGGCGTGATTGAGGAAATCGGCGGCAAGATTGACGCGATATGGGCCGATGAAAAGAGCCTGCGCGATACCGTCTTGAACGGACATGCTCCGATGCACCATGATCATCATGAATGGATCACGAAGAAGATGAAAGAGGAACAGGAAGCCGCAGAGGATGCGCGCAAGGTCAAAGTCAGTGTGCTTGAAAAGGTGCTCGGCTATATGACGGTGTTGGCTGTTGGCGGCATTCTCGCTTGGCTAGGCTTGCAGAAGTGACAGACAACCATCGTCTGCCATCATTCCCGCCAGCCATGAACATGGAGCAATTACGCGACTTCGCCGAACGTCATTGCAAAGCAGGGCGAGGCGGTTACTTTCCCGAAGTCAGATCGCATTACCTCGTTGCGCCTGCGGTCGGTGAAGACTATGACGACAAGTTGCGCGTTGTATTCGTGAATGGGTACTACTGATGGAAGCCAAGATAATCAGCTTTGCAGAATGGAAGGCCGCTCACCCGCCGATCATGGTCGCTATTCGTTCGTGCCAGCAGGCGCAAATTCGCTGCTGGATGAACTGGTCTAAGTTTTGGTTTCCATGGATGTGATTGTCGTTGGCGGCCCAAAACATCAGGGCGCGGTCCATTTGTTCTTGCTCGGTAACAGGTATTTCCTCCATTCGCCGCACACTAACTGGCTGGCGATAACATGTGAATCGCACTTTCCATTGTCGGAAACTATTAACTTAGCACAAGCCTCCGCGACTCGCTGATCCCGTGCGGCTAGGATTTCGGGGGATGGCTGAATGGTCAGTACATCCTCTGCATCTGCACTGTTTCGTTCGCACTGGCTACGCGATGCCCAGTAATTGGGCTTCTCTGGCGTCTGCTTGGCAATCTCGGATAACAGAGCATCCTTCACCCGGATAGCCTCGGCTAGTTCTTCGATCTGCTTGCGAAGCTGGTCGCGCTCAGATTCAAGTCTGCCAACTAGGCTATTTCGGTAAGCCATACCGCCTTTGATGTCTTCGATCTCCTTCGCCTGCTCTGCAATTTTCTCATGAGCTTCTTGGTACTGTCCAAAGTCCGTTATGCACTGAAGTCGTAAATCAGTAAGCTCCTTCGCCTGCTCTGCGATGGTTGCTTCTAGGTCTGCTCGGGCTAGGGTGGCAAAACCTTCCAACCAACTTGGTGACCGCTCTATAACAACAGAATGGAATTTGCTAATCGCTCTTGCCCACTGCACTACCTGCTCTCTGGTTGGTGTGGTGTAAAACTCGGCCATGGGGTAAGTAGACACCTTTATTGGTGGCCATTAAGCGTTAGCCACCACCAGCATCGGCCAGTGGCGGCGCATAAAGTTAAACCGTGTGCGTGCCTTCAACACCGCGCCGCATCCGCTCGATGGTTCGTTGTTGCAGCCAGTGTTGCGCCTCTTCCAAGTGCGTCAGCGCGCAGGCGTTCGCCTTGCAGGCATACGGCCCAGCCTGAAAACCACGCAGCCGGTCGCACAGCACCGCGAGCAGCGCCTCGTGCGTGATGCCGTTCACACCATTTCCGTCCGCGTTGATCGGACCATTCTGGAAGCGCAGGTGCGTCGGCACCGCCTCGCCGCCTTCAATGTCGTAGGCGTGGTTCGCGCCGCCATGGCCTGGTTCGTCCAGCACGGTAATCTTAAGTGTGTCGTTGCCGGGGTTGATCTTGTGTTCGTTCAGTTCGCGCATCGTTGTTTCCTTTTCAGTGTTTCCGCTCTTCCACGGGTGGCGGCTAACCCGTCAATCCACAGGACGCCCCGCGATAAAGCTGCGGTGCACCTGTGATTTCATGCGTTATCCGTCAGGCCGTCTGTGTCTCGAAATTCTCCGCAAAAGTGCTCGCGGCGCGTCATGATGTGCCCGGCTCCTATCGCAAGGCTTGAGCCAGTCACGCCGATCATTGCTAGCCGTTCAAC